GCTTTTTCTGTCAACTGTAAAGTAGTTGACCTTACACCTATTTTCTTTTTTCTTAACTCTTCTTTTCCAAATCTTTACAAATAGTAAAAGTTTTACTGCTGTGCAAACATAGTAGCTAGAACTTCAAAATATTTACGTGTGACGTCTAGGTTTTGTAAATATTAGCAGGTAATTATACTATGTCTTTTGTTTTTTGTGTTTTTGGGTAATATTAGTGAGAGTTATAAGGCGAACATCGATGCACACTAGTGTATGGGGTTTTTTAAATGTTATATATCTTGCAACGCCTAACCGTTAATGTAAGCTCTGTATTTCGTTTATCTTATGCCTGCTATGTGTTTGGTGTTTGTGAATTAATTTTCACAGAAAAGTATTATTCTTTTTGTTTTTGCCTGGTTCGCTATTGAGGAGTCCTCAATAGGAATTGTTTTTGTAGGGTTTTGGATGCGCCCTTAATAGAGGAAACTCTGCATTTTTCATTACAATTGCTAATAAGCAAGTGTTTCGAACGCTCCCGATTTATCCGTGGCTATAGAAACATGCGGCAAAGGTACATTAGTTTACTAGGCGAAAGCTTTATGATTGAACTGAATGGCAAAGCGAGAAATCGTAGTAAAGTTTAAGTTCAATTGTTTGTGTACTAGTCGAAAGTTGTAATGAACTCATGGCGTGATCCTGGTATAATGGTAACTAAGACATACCATAATATCAACGCTGTCATGAGCAGTGCTTTTAAACTGGCTAAGCACAACCTAGCTCTAGAACCGTGTCTCAATTCGGAGGACAGGACCAACACGGATGAGCGAGGTTCCGAAAGGGTGGTAAGCGATTATCACTAGAATAGACCAGGGTCTTTAAACCCCCGGTGCGTGGTTTCACATTCCATGTACCAATAGTGGGGCCGATCTGGATAATATAGTGGCAAATTCTTTATTAAATACAGTTTATATAAGTAGAAATTTCAATCAGTCGATGAATGGCGCTGATGCGCTACTTCGTGCGATGATTGAAAGTGATGGCACTGGTGTTTTTATTCATAATCATATGTGGGGAGTTTCTTTTCATTCAACTTATCATACTTATGGCTGCACAGAAATGTGTTCAGTGTGTTTTCCCCAGAATTTAAGTGCCTTTGAGAATAATGATGTTAGACAAATGGAAATGCGACAATACTATTTGTATTGTGATGAATATGATATTTGTTATTGTGATGGATATACTTTGACGTGTGCTCGTCATCTTTTTGAAATGTCTGATATTTATGATGATGATAGATCGGAATATACAGCTGATACGTATGATTCTGTTCCCGAATTAATTTTTGGTGATGATGTAGAATATGAATCAACTGCTGGAAGAAATCGTCCATATGAATATATTTTGTTGACTTATGCTGAAGTTATTACAGCTGAATGTTCAATTTGTTATGGTAGTGGTACTAGTTTGTTGCGAATTAGTTGTGGGCATGTTTTTCATATGGATTGTCTTAATAGATGGTTTTTAGAACATGATTCCTGTCCATTATGTCGAGGTGTTGCTCAGATGTTGCGTGGAGTGAGAAATATGGCTTCGGCAGTTGTTTCGTTACCAACTATAGTACAACAAGCGACTGATATGATGGAAGATACTCAAGAACGTATAGATGAAACTCTTGATTCTATTAGAGAATTTTCGATTTCTGTTAATCGAGGTGTTGAAACTTTTGAATTGCTTATGCACGTGTTAAGTTTTGCGACAGCTGGAGATACTTTACCATCTGGTTTAGTTAAATTATGGAATGTTTTACATATTATAATGTCAGCTGGGAAAATTATTTGTAAGCAATTTCTTCCAACAATGTTAAGTTTTGATGATCTCGATACAGATGGTGAACGTCAAGTTGATTTTGGTACTTTATTTGCAACATCAGCTGCTGCCGTAAATTTTTTACCTCCTTCAATGCGAGGCGCTTTAGATTTTATGACTCGACATAGTCGTACGCGTTTTCTTACAGATTTTAGTGTTTTACAAGATTGTTTTTATTTTGTTATGTCAGCTCCTAGAATAATTGTTGATACATTAATATCCCATATACCTGCAGATCTCCCATTTCATCGTACAGCTACAACATTGTTAGGTAAGCTGTCTGTTGGTTTGGATATTGTTTATGCACATTTACCTGGTTCAGTTGAACATCGTATGACACAAAGAGCTACTGATGTTATACGTCAATTTGTTTCTGAAGCTAAGTGTGTACGTTCTCAAAGTTATTTATCTGAATTTAAAACAGTTTTTCAGTATTTTGAAGAACTGTATTTTTCTATTGTCATTCGACAAGATTTACCGCAGAATTTAAAATATATTGTTAATAGTTTACGTGCTATTAAGCGTGTAGTTGATTCACAAGAGAGTAATACAAGATTAGAACCATTATGGTTTTATTTTTATGGCCCTACAGGCCGTGGTAAAACTGTTTTTACAGCAAATGTTGTTCAATCTTTGGTTTCTTTAACGTCTTTTGTTCATCAATGCAAGCCAAACCAGAAAGAATTTTTTGATGGTTATTGTAATGAAGAAATCTTTTGTGAAGATGATATTACGAAATGTGATCAATTGCATAAATATCTTAGTTTTGTTTCATCAATAGCACAACCTTTAGAAGTTTGTGATTCAGATATGAAAGGTGTGAAGAAATTTACATCACAAGCAATATTAACAACTAGTAATTATTTGCCTGAAGATCTTTTTACGAAACAAGAAACAGCTGAAACAGCGCGAGCACTTACTCGACGTTTTTATATGACTGATTTTTCAGATGTAGAGTATGACGGAACACAATATAATGTTCATAAAAGTGCAAAAGACACGATTCCTACTGTTCGAATTTTTAAAACAGACAATTATGGAATGTGTCAATGTGTTCATACTTTTAATCCAAATAATATACAAGAGTTTACTGATTTTCTTTTTGATACTCATGATACATTGTTACAAACACGAAGAGCTCGTCCACCTGTTGTACCCATAACTAGAGTTTTTGGGCGTGCACAAGCTCTATCTGATATTTTTTCAAATGCGTATCATGTTATGCATCAAATAGTTGATCCAATAATTTGGAGTATGAATAATGTTTTGCAATATTTAAAAGATTTTGTTTATGGTGGAATTTTTGTTCCAGCTGCTGTTTTATTAACTACAACAGCTAATACATGTGTTGTGTGTTTAGGAGATACACATCCAGTACCTTTTACAACGCTTGGATGTGGTCATTCTTTTTGTACAACTTGTGTGTCGCGATGGTTGCGACAAAGTCCAACATGTCCTATGTGTAGAACGCCTGTTGTTTATATTTTAAATAAAGGATTAATAGATAAAATCAAAGATGCAAGATTGTCAGTTCAACAATTTTATAACCATGTAATGCGAAAGTATCAACGTTTTTCTCATGATTATTGGTTTGTAACAAAAATATTAGAGGGAACTGCTTTAGGTATAATTGTTACTTTGATAATGTTGCCCATTAATTATTTAGCTCAAAAAGTTATAACAAAAATATGGGAACCAAAATCTATTGTAAAAACTCAACGTGAAACCCGTGTTGTCAATCGAGTTCATGTTCAGATGCCTGGGTCTGCACAATCAATATATCCAGATAGAGTTTCAGAAAGTTTTCCAACAGAAATTGAACGAATTAGAAATAATATGTTTTTCTCTCGGATGGTTTTTAAAAACAATGAATCAGTGAATGGTATCATAACATTTGTTGATGGTCTTTCTTTTATTTGTCCTGCTCATTTTTTAATTTGTAATGGGACAGTTCAAAATGAAGTTGTTGTGTATGCTGAAGATCAAGAAGGTGCTCAATTAATTTCTGGGCAAGAATTTGTGGTTAAGTACGTTAATGTTAGTGCTGATATTGCAATTTTAACATATGTTGTGTCTAATCAACCTAGATTATTTACGAATGTTTCTTCTTGTTTCTCTGGAGAATTATTATCCCATGATTTGTTTCTTGTTACACCTGACCAGTGTTTATCTATTCCATATCCTACTCGTTTACAATATGATATGAGTTATTTTGTTTTTGCACAGATTCCTGTACATGCTCCTATTGGAAGTTTTTCTTATCCATATCAAGCTGATGGACTGTGTGGGGCTTTGTTAGTCAATCGTGAAGGAAAAATTTTAGGAATGCATGTTGCTTTAGAGAAAAATTCAAAGAATGGAATAGCTCGAACTTTTTCTCGTTCTATCAGATCAGAAGTTTATAAATGTTCAGAAGTTGGGAGTATGAGGAAATTAAGTCCAATATCTGCTTTTGTTGTTGATACTGACCAGTATAGATATGTTCCATCTGAAACCTCCATTGTAAATAGTAATCTTTCTGGAGTGTTCGAAATAGAACGTGTTCCTGCTGTTTTGAAAGGTAAAGATTTAAATGGTGAAAATATTCTGCATCGTGCTGTTAAGAAGAACATAAAACCAGTTTTTGTGTGTGATGAAACAGCAATGAAATATGTTGAATATGCAACAGAACGTTTTTTGTCAAATTATTCCTCACGGGAATTATCTCAAATAGAAATAATACATGGTAATGGTGTTGTTCCACGAATTGATCCAACTTCGTCTGGTGGTATACCTTACAACAAGAAAAATTCAGAATTAATTGATTATGAGAATTCAACTTTTAATAATGATGTTTTAAAAAATATTAAAAAGATGGAGGATGAATTTGCTAATAATGAATTTGGTATTGAAACAATTGTTTTTGGTGATACTTTAAAAGATGAACTTCGTGATATTGAGAAACAGTTTAAACCTCGGTTGTTTGCTGCTGGTCCCTTGCATTTTACTGTTTTGTTGAAGAAGTATTTTGCTGATTTAATTTATAATGTCTGTGAACAGAGAATGTTGAATGGTATTATGATTGGTATAAATGCTTTAGGAAAGGAATGGGATTTATTTGCAAGGAAAATGCAATCTAAGGGTTCAAATATCATACCTGGTGATTTTGAAAATTGGGATGGTGGAATGTTGGCTCGTTTTCAAGAAATTTTGAATAAATTACTTTCAGATAGAACCACAAACCCAAAGTTTACTTTGTGGTTGTTAACACATTTAATTCGTACAACTCGACGAATTTTGAATGAAATGATAGTTACAACACATTCTGTTCCTTCTGGTCATGCTTTGACAGCTTTTTACAACTCAATGATTAATTTGATGTATCAATTTTATGCTTATTATATTTTATGTCCTTATAAGATGTGGTCTTTTGCCAAGATTTATGATCAACAGATGCGTGATCTTTTTTCTGGAAAATATGGTGATGATGTTCTAATAAATGTAAGTAACAATGCTAGTAAGTTTTTTAATGCATTTTCTTTTGGTGCTGTTATGCAAACTATTGGTGTTGGTTTTACTGATGAGAATAAGAAAATGCATACTACTCCCTTTGTTACTTTAGATAAATGCACATTTTTGAAACGTGGTTTCTGTTATCATAGTAAGTTGCAAAGAATTGTAGGACCACTTGCTCTTAAAACTTTATGTTCGCCTATATCGTATGTAACTGATAGATATAGGATGGAAGAATTGGTTGATGAGAAAGTGAAAGGTTTTCAACGTGAAATTTATTTACATGAATACTTGTATGCTCCATTAATGAAGATTTTATGTAATAAATATTATGAAGTTTATGGTTTTCAGCCAGATATTCTTGCTGTTGATGCTTTACAAAAACTTTATGAACGTGATGAACTTGAAGTTGTTTATGGTTTGACTGGAAAACCTCAGATGTTTAAATGGGAAGGTAAAAAAGAACCAGAAATTGATAAAAGAGCTGGTGTCGATATCCAGATATTTGATGAAAATGATAAGATATTTCATCTTTTAGTTAAAGGTCGTGATATTATGCAACCTGATGGTTATGTAGCATATGGTACATGGGGTATACCAAAAGGACATCTTAAAGAAAAAGAAGAATATTGGGAAGCTGCTCTTCGTGAGTTGTTTGAAGAAACATCTATTCAAGCAACCAAATGGGATTTACAAAATGAAGTTTGTTTTGATAATAATCGAGTTTTTACTATAATCTTACCAATGAATGAATTTTTGAAAATGTCAATTCAATCTATTGACGACGAGATTTTGTCTTTTTGTTTAGTGTGTGATTTTGAAGAGGTACACACTAATTCTTTTACTCGTCGATATTCTAAAGCCAGATAAAAATCCTCTTTTTCCCAC